GCAAGAATTTTGTGTTGTTTGACTTCGGTATTCTTTGAACCGTCGTCGGCATTGCATTTTAGGTCAATGGTAACCTCTTCCTTGGCGAAATAATCGTCATGGGTTATCGGGATTCCTTTTTTCCGCATGAAACTGATCATTGCGGCGCACATACTCCCTTGGATAGCGTCTTTGTTGAGTCGACTTGTGTCGCTCAATCCTGTTGCCCCGCCTCGGATTTTGTCTGAGACGTTCGAATACCGTTTGGCGTTCGGGTGGTGCATCAGGGGTTTCATGTAATTGGGGACGTGTTGCCCAGGCGACATATGCAGGTTGAAAATCCAACCATCCATTGTGGCGTCCATTTTGGAACGTTTCATCGAGGCGAGTCTCTCATCCTGCCAACCGTAAAAGGCTAGCCGTGAAATTACCTCATGCTGGAATGCTTCGAAACGACTGTCAGCTTCGGTGCAATCCGCCTCGAATTTGTTCTCCATCTGGGCGATAGGACGGAAGAATGCTGCCATGTTTTGGTTCATAGGCATGCCTTTACCCTCTCCGGTTTCCGGGGTGTATCGGCTATTCCTTTCGAATTGCTCTACTTGTTCCTTGAACCAACGCGTGATTGTCATGAAAGTCACGCCACGGGGTTTCTTTCCCACTGGCACTTCTTGGGACTTGACGAAGCTCCCAAAGGCTGCCTTTTCCACTTCTCCGGTGCTTTGCTCGCGTTCGATCTCCTTTAGGACTGCGTAGCCCACTCCGGCCCTCCAAGCCTCCCACCGCATGCGGTAGTGGCGTTCGAAGGGTGATCCAATGCGACGCTGCCATTCGTAGTATCTCATGAGGGCTTGAGGATGTGTGAGTTTCGGGTTTAAAAATGCCTCAGGGAATGCTTTGACCATGGCGGCTGCGACCGAGTCTGCTTCTTCCAGTTTGTCGTCCGTTAGGACGGGGGGAATTCTTTCTTTTGATGGGTCGAATTCTAGACCATAGTAGGCGTATCTTTTGCTCATTTCGGTCATGACTTGAGGGTCAATAGCGACTTTGTACGCACCGTCCAGGCATTGTTTTACCTTGCGGTCTAGCATTTCTGCGACTTGTGCTGTGCGTTCGATGTCGACTTTAAGACGTCCTGTCCATCCCAACTCGAGAAGAGCCTCTTTTTCGTAAGCGTTTACGGCTGGTGTTCGGGCCGTACCGACGGGCCTATACTGATGGCCACCCATAGCGAGGTCGCTAGGTGCGGCGATCCACTCGTGCGGACGCGTTTGACTGCCTTTGCCGGCGGGTGCCGGGAAGAACCGATCCGGGTGATCAGCGGGG